ACAGTAGAACATATCCGCAGGACCTATCCGGCCGGGTGCCGTGTGGTACTCGATGAGATGGATGATGTCCATGCGCCGCGGATCGGGAGCCAGGGAACCGTGACCGGAGTCGATGATACCGGCTCGGTGATGTGTGCGTGGGATGAGGGCGGTAGCCTGTCGGTGGTGTACGGCGCTGACCGCTGCCACAGGATTTCTACCGAGGCTGAGGCCAAAGTGACCCTGGACTGGTACGGAAAGCACCAACCGGATGCGGATTCCCGCTGCCCGCGCTGCGGAGAGGTGATGCCGGGGTCAAAGAACCGGCATGCTCTCAGCCGATGGGCAGGCATCATGGTATGCGACCAGTGCGGGACTGCCGAGGCACTCGAACAGGCTGGCATGGCACAGAAGAAGCCGCTGATGCAGTGGACGGCAATCACCGGTCCGCAGTCCGGAGGCGGCCGCTGGCGCGGGTAATGTACACAAGATCAGGGGTTCATTTTCCGGCAGTATTCTCCCTGTTTATATGGCTTTATGGCGTGGACTATTCCGTACACAGACGGTAATATGCACACAACAAAAGCGAAGGGAGAACACCACCATGAAGTACGAGGACAGCAAGGTAAAGGGCATCAGCAGGAAGACACTGAAGGCATTGGAGCGGATCGCGCTGGAAGCAAGCTACAGCCTTGAGGAGAGAGGCGGCATTGAGGGAAGGAACAACGACACAGAGGACTTCCCGGAGGTCAGCATCCTCGCCATCCAGGCGATGCTCGAAAAAGCCTACCTCCTCGGCAAAGCCGACGGAATGAAAAAAGCTCAGTAAGGAGGGCATCCCCATGATGAACATCAACCTGCCAGCTGAAAGGCATATCAAGAGCCTTAACAACAACGGCGCCCGCATCAAGGCGCCGGACGGCACCACGGAGCCAGTCAGCATGGATTTCTACCGCAGGGCGGTGGAGCAATGCATTGAGGGCGGCTACAACGCCGTCACCTACGAGCTGGAGCTTCCCGGCGTCGACGGCGACTTTCAGATCGCCTTCTGGAAGGACGGCCACGTGGACAGCGGGAGCACACGGAGCATTTGCGACTGCCTCGCATCCCGCTGACACGGCGCGACAGGCGGCCACAGAGGGGCTTAGCGGCCTCTCTTTGGTCATTCTCCCTTCGTGATACCGGCGCGGTACAGCGGCTTCCTGCGCCTCTCACGGGCTGTGTATATGCACCAGATCCGGGGTGGATAATACGGCGATTCTTTTACACATAATTATCGCCCACAGGCGTGGACTTATCCGTGGACTGACGGTAATATGCACACAACAAAAACGAAGGGAGAACACCACCATGAAGAAAGAAAACGCCTACTTTGCAGAGCTTGACCGCATTGCCCGCGACTTTGAACAGCGACACGAGGCACACAAGAAGCTGAAGCAGCAGATCATCGACACCAGGGGCTGGGACAGCGAGGAGTTGAAAGCCTGGTACGCCGAGGAAGAGAACGACTTCCAGTACCCGATCAGCCAGGGAGCCTGCAAAGCCTACCGCGCCTGGAGATACAGCGAGACCGACGAGGTCATCATGGACGATTTCACCTGGGACAGGGAGCGGCACGATTTCATCGACACCCTCCGCAAGGCGGGCATCGAGACCCTGGTGGTCACCAACCAGAGCACCGGCCTTATGGAGGACCTGCACGGCTACGCCGCCGAGGGCTGCACGATGCTGGGGCTTTGCACCATCACCAAAAAGAGCCGCCGCTTTGGCGAAGAGACCGAGGAGCAGATCATGGGCATCCGCTTCAAGCTGAACTGAGGGAGGTGCCTGAATGAACATTGCGGAGAAGATGGAGCGGGAATCCAGGCTGATGGGCAATATCGCAGACTGGATGGAGAAGCACGGCGAGGTGCTTTCCGACAGACAGCGCAGCAACGCCTACACGGGAGTGAGGATCAGGGAGATCCGATGGCGGGGACGCGATTACCAGATCGTGGATGTGGACGGGATGACCTGCCGGATCGAGAAAATGTAACAGCATACAGAGGGAAGAGGCTGACGGAGGCTGCGGCTAAGAGCAGCCTTTTCCCTCTGTGTACTGTGTCGATATGTACCAGACCACAGGCAGATTCTTTGGTGGATATATTGCTCACAATTATCGCCTGCAGGCGTGGACTTCTCAGGGGTGTGACGGTAATATGCACACAACAAAAACGAAGGGAGAACACGAACATGAAGGCAGAAATCGGAATGAAGGTAAGGGCTTACAAAGGAAACTGCATTGGGATACTGATCCAGAGCACCGAGTGGCAGGGCGAGATCATCAAGGTCAACAAGAAGAGCATCCGGGTCCGGCTGACCGAAAGCACCAGCAAGTTCGGAAGCAAGACCACAAGCCATTGGGAGAACCTGAACACCGAGAAGACCTTCCGGTTTGTGAAGACCTTGAGCAACGGCAAGGACTGGTACAAAAGCGAAGCTAACCTTTACGGTGGCATTGAGATTTGAAAGGAGCGGGCAGCATGACCGAATACGCGAAGCTGGTGATGGCGGAAGCATCCTGCCACACCATTGAAATCCGGGAGAAAGCAACCGGCAAAGAAGGCGTCGCCAACACCTGCGCCGATGGCGTGGAGCTTTGGTACGGCGCGGATGACGGCAGCGATGACAAGACCGTATCCGCCGAGGAATTCAGCCGGGATTTTGAAATCACGGCCATGATTTCCGCATAATACAGACGGACATACCTACCAGAGAATGGGCTGGTTTCCGGCTCATTTTCTGGTGGTTTTATATCTCATATTTATCGCGTACAGGCGTGGACTTCTCAGGGGGTTGACGGTAATATGCACACAACAAAAGCGAAGGGAGACCACGAACATGAAGATCAACGAAGGAATGAAGAAATACAGGCTGCCGAACCCGACCACCAGCGAAGACCTGGAGATGCGATTCTCCGGCATGGACGGCAAGATCCTGAACTTTGGAGACAAGGTTCTGCTCGCCGGATACTACTACAACGGCATGGGCAAGCCGAGCTACTACGCGGCGGTTTACGAACACCTGGACGAGGACCTTTCCTGCGAGGGAGCGATTGGGCTGAGGGCGGTCAGCGAGGTGGAACACACCGACGACGGACATGCCATAGCCTGGGCGCTGGCGCAGAAGTAAAGCAAAAGCGGAGCCGGAACCGCTTCAACAAAACACACACTGGGGATACAATGGGCGGCATCGGAACACCCTGAACCGCAAGGGGTGCGGCGACCCGAAGGTAGTACCGCATGGTGGTCATGTGAAGACCCCTAACGAATGAAACCACCATAACACAGAAACACATAGGAGTCTACGGAGCATTTCCGCAGGCTCTTTTTCTTATGTCCATTTTCGAGGAAGGAGGGATGCCAATGGCTACGAGGGGAAGAAAGCCGACACCGACAGCGATCAAGGAACTGGAAGGCAATCCGGGCAAGCGTCCGCTCAATGAGCAGGAGCCAAAACCGGAAAGGAAAGCGCCTCCGTGTCCGAAGTGGCTGGAGCCGGAGGCAAAGAAGGAGTGGCGCAGGCTATCAAAGCAGCTTGAGCAGATCGGTGTGCTGACCGAGGTCGACCAGGCTGCTTTCGCTTCCTACTGTCAGGCGTATGCCAGATGGAAAGAGGCGGAGGAGTTTATGACGCAGCACGGAACGATCACCAAGACGCCGTCCGGCTATTGGCAGCAGGTTCCGCAGGTTTCCATTGCCCAGACCTACCTTAAGATCATGAACAAGATCGCGGAGCAGTTCGGTCTGACGCCTTCCGCAAGGAGCCGGATCACAGCCGGGGCGGAGCTTAAGAACGCTGCGGTGGATGACATGGAAGACCTGCTGGGAGGGAACTGATGGCGAAGGAAAGACCAAAGAATTATCCGAAACTGAAGAACTACAAACCTTCCCGGTTCATGCTTCCAGAGTCCCATTATGATGCCGACAAAGCCGACCGTGCTGTGCGGTTCATTGAGAATCTCTGCCATACCAAGGGGAGGTGGAGCGGGAAACCGTTCTGGCTGCTTCCCTGGCAGGAACAGATCATACGGGATGTATTCGGTATCGTGAAGGAGGACGGCACGAGGCAGTTTCGTACAGCCTATGTGGAGATCCCAAAGAAGAACGGGAAGAGTGAGCTTGCCGCTGCGGTGGCGCTGTATCTCCTTTACGCGGACGGAGAGCCGTCTGCGGAAGTCTACGGCGCAGCAGCGGATCGGCAGCAGGCTTCTATTGTGTTCGATGTGGCAAAGCGCATGGTGGAGATGACCCCGGCGCTTCTGAAACGCTCCAAGATCATGGCGGCGACAAAACGTCTGGTGAATTACTCCAACGTCGGCTTCTATCAGGTGCTTTCGGCAGAGGTCGGGACCAAGCACGGCCTGAACGTTTCCGGGCTTGTGCTGGATGAGCTTCATGCCCAGCCCAACCGCAGCCTTGTGGACGTGCTGACCAAGGGCTCCGGCGATGCCAGAACACAGCCGCTGTACTTCCTGATCACAACGGCGGGAACGGATCGGAACAGCATCTGCTACGAGTACCATACCAAGGCAAAAGACATCCTGGACGGCAAACGCATCGATCCTTCCTTCTACCCGGTCATTTACGGATTGGAGGACGGGGAGGACTGGAACGATGAGAAAGCTTGGTACAAGGCGAATCCCTCACTGGGATACACCATTCAGATCGACCGTGTGCGCGATGCCCACAGGGAGGCGCTGACCAATCCCGCGGAGGAGAACGTCTTCCGCCAGCTCCGCCTTGACCAGTGGGTCGGAAGCGCGGTCGCCTGGATACCGGAACACATCTACGACAAGGGGAACATCCCGATTGACCTCGATATGCTGAAAGGCCGCGAGTGCTACTGCGGACTGGATTTGTCCAGCACATCAGATATCACGGCATTCGTGATGGTCTTCCCACCGAGGAATGAAACGGAGAAATACATCGTGGTGCCGCACTTCTGGCTTCCGAGAGAAACGCTCGACCTTCGTGTCCGCAGGGATCATGTTCCCTATGATGTCTGGGAGAAGATGGGGCTGTTCCATGTGACCGAGGGCAACGTGGTCGATTACAACTTTGTCAGGAAGACCATCAACGACCTGCACACTGTTTTCAATATCAAGGAGATCGGAGTCGATAGGTGGAATGCTACTCAGCTGATCACAGACCTGGAAGGGGACGGTTTCACGATGGTTCCTATCGGCATGGGCTTCAAGGATATGTCTCCCGGCATGAAGGAACTGTACAAGCTGCTCCTGGAGGGGAAGATCATCCACGGCGGCAATCCCGTCCTCCGATGGATGGCGGGAAATGTGGTGGCGGAGATCGATGCGGCAGAGAACATCAAGCCCAGCAAGAAGAAATCCACGGAGAAGATTGACGGCATCGTTGCCTGGATCATGGGGCTTGACCGTGCGATCCGTCATGAACAGCAGGGCAGCGTGTACGACGATCCCGAACACGGGCTGTGGGTCTTTTGAATGAAAAATCCCGCTCAGCTGGATTGCCGGGCGGGATAAGGGTTATACAGGTGAACTCGCCTGATGAGCGGCATCATTCTTGGAAAGAAGGTAGATACAGTATTGATTCATGCTGATGCCCTCTTTCTTTGCGTTAACGGAAAGGGAGCGGTGCAGGCTCTTCGGCATCCGGAGTTTGAACTGTCCGGAGAATTCAGAGAGATCAGGCTCATCAGAAGGGACCGGGATTTCTAGACCATCCTCTAAAGCTGCTTTGATCCATACTGCTTTTGCGTCCTGAGCACTTGCGATTGCACCTTCTGCTGTATCAGAACAGGTAAGGCATCCGGGAAGATCAGGAAACCATACAGTGAAGCCGCCTTCTTCCGCATCAGGAATGAGTTCCATGCGATAAGGAAGGGTCAGGTAATAATCAATTGTCTTCTTCATAATTTTCCTCACTTTCTACGACGTCACGAACCATCTCGACATAAGTCTTTTTGATTGGTTCGTGCTGAGGGATGGTTATGGGATAGCATCCGGCTTTGCGGAATGTCTTGTGGCTGCTGCCGCTGGCGGGTCCGCTCATAGTATAGCCGTAATGCTCAAGGACTTTCTTAAGCTCGTCAAAGCGCATGTTCTTGTCAAGTGACCGGATGCGCTGGAGCAATTTATCAAATTGAGACATTAGACACCTCCTCACCAACAGTATAAATGGTGTCATATGCGGTGTCAAGTTAAACTTGCTGAAAAGGGTGATAGGGGATATGGATTTAACGATGGCAGAGAAACGTGACCTGATCGAGCGGATCACGGAGCTTGTAAAAAACGACATCCTGAACAAAGAGGACAGGGATAACATCTTCCGGGTATGCCTTGCGGCATGCAGCCGGGAGCTTGCAAAACTGAAGGAGGAGTAAATGAGCTGGAGAGAATGGTTTGGCTTCACAAAACCGAGGGACGCTCCTGATACGGAGCTTCCACAGATCGAAGACAACGTCCGGGATTCGGGCGGTGTTTTTGTTTTCGGCATGACAAACAGCGGGGAGCTGGTGAACGAGAAATCTGCCTTGCAGATCTCCACGGTCTATGCCTGTGTGCGTCTGCTTGCGGAGACAGTGGCAAGCCTGCCGCTGCACCTTTATAAGTTTACCGACACGGGAGCCGGGAAGGAGCGTGCGACAGAGCATCCCCTGTATAAGATCCTTTACCGGCAGGCGAATCCGGAGATGACCAGCTTCTCCTTCCGGGAAGCCATGATGATGCACCTGCTTTTGTGGGGTAATGCCTACGCACAGATCGTGCGGGACGGAAAGAACGGCATCCTGGGGCTGTATCCTCTGCTCCCGGAGAACGTGGAGATAGACAGGGCGGAGAACGGGGATCTGTTCTATACCTACCATGCCTATACGGATGAAGTTCCCGGTGAGCATAACAAGGATATCATCTTCCAGCGTGACGAGATCCTTCATATTCCCGGCCTTGGCTTTAATGGTCTGGTAGGCTTCTCGCCTATCGCCATGATGAAGAACGCGCTCGGCACGACGCTGGCTGTGGAGAAATACGGCAGCGCCTTCTTCAAGAACGGTGCGCAGCCGGCCGGCGTCTTGGAACATCCGGGCGTGCTGAAAGACCCGCAGAAGATCCGGGATAACTGGATGAACGCATACGGCGGCGCCGGGAACGCCCACAAGGTGGCAGTGCTCGAAGAGGGCATGGCCTACAAACCGATCTCGCTTCCTCCGGAAGATTCGCAGTTTCTCAGTACACGTGAGTTTGGAGTGGAGGAGATCTGCAGGATATTCCGTGTGCCTCCCCATATGGTGCAGGACCTCAAAAGAGCGACCTTCAACAACATCGAGCACCAGAGCATCGATTTCGTGATGCACACCATCATGCCCTGGCTCGTGCGGATCGAGCAGGCCATCATCAAGGATGTTCTGATCGAAGAGGAGCAGGACAACTACTTCCCAAAGTTCAACGTGGACGGCCTGATGCGCGGCGACTACAAGAGCCGCATGGACGGCTACGCGGTGGGCTTTGCTAACGGCTTCCTGTCTCCCAACGATATCCGCAGACTTGAAAACATGGACCTGATCCCTGCCGAGGAAGGCGGGGACGATTACTACCTGAACGGCAGCTATACCAAGCTGAAGGACGCAGGATCAGCCTACGGAGCCAATCAGGTGGCGGAGCAGGAGAAACAGCAGTCACAGGAGACAAGGAAGCCAGACGAGACACAGCCGGAGGAACAGTCCGAGGAAGGAGAGGAGGAAGCGTCTGAAAGTAAAAACCACGCAGAGCGCCATGCACAGCGCAAGGCGGCAAGAAGAGGAGGTAATCCGAAGAAATGAAGAAATTTTGGAACTGGATTCATGATGACAGCGGCGGCAGGGTACTCCGCCTGGAAGGACCCATCGACTCCGAATCCTTCTGGGGCGATGAGGTGACTCCGAAGGCATTCAGGGATGACCTGTATGCGGAGGAGGGCGACATCACCCTTTGGGTCAACTCGCCGGGTGGTAACGTGTTCGCTGCTGCGGAAATCTACACCATGCTCCGCGACTATCCGGGCAATGTGACCGTGCGCATCGCATCCATCGCGGCATCTGCCGCCTCCGTGGTAGCGATGGCCGGCAACCTTGTCCAGATCTCTCCGACCGGGATGCTGATGGTGCATGATCCTTCCACCATTGCGATGGGCAATGCCCGCGACATGGAGAAGGCCATCACTACACTGAACGAGGTCAAGGAGAGCATTATCAACGCCTACGCCTTCAAGACCGGGCTTTCCAGGAACCGCATCTCAAAGCTCATGAGCGATGAGACCTGGCTCAATGCCAAGAAAGCGGTGGAGCTGGGCTTTGCGGACGAGATTCTCTTTGAAGCAAAGAAGCCGGAGCCGGAGGAAGATCCGGACGAGCCGGATGAGGACAATGATCCCGATACGGAGGAAGACGGAGATGAAGGCGAAGAAGGCGGCGAAAAGAAGAAGCCGTTCAAACTGGCTGAAGCCATGTGGCAGTATTCCTCCCGCCTCATGGGGGAGACCATCCTTAACCGCCTCGGTGCGGAGGATGCGGATGCTGGTGGTCAGCCGGAGCAGGAGGCCGGTCCTGAAACACAGGAACCCGTCGAAGGGGTAGCAGATACCGATGAACCGGATCTGACTGAGAACCCTGCGGAGCCGGATATTCCTGCCGGAGATAACGATCCTGCCGACACAGAGCCGGAGATGCCCGTGATCGGCATGGACGGCAAAACCAAAGACGGCGCGATGCCGTATGAGATCCTGAAAGACAAGCTGGAGTGGCTGAAATGAGCTGCCCCGGCTTTTCTTATACCCAAAACAAAAACAACGGCCGGAGCGTATCTCCGGAGAAAGAGGTAATTCATGAGTAAGATTCTTGAGCTTCGCAACAAGCGTGCAAACCTGTGGGAGCAGACGAAGAACTTTCTGGAAGAGCATCGCGGCGAGAACGGTCTGGTCGAGGCTTCCGCTGTGGAGCAGTACAACAAGATGGCTGCGGATGTACAGGCTCTCGGCGCTGAGATCGAGCGTCTGGAGCAGCAGGAGGCGTTCGACGCCGCGCTTTCCGCTCCGACCAGCAAGCCCGTGAAGGGCATGCCGACTGCGCATCAGACCCCGAAGGCAGAGGGTACCGCTTCCGACGAGTACAGGGACGCCTTCTGGAATATGATCCGCAACCAGGGCGACCAGTTCGCTGTCCGCAACGCGCTGAATATCGGCGAGGACACCGAGGGCGGCTATACCGTGCCTGACGAGTTTGAACACCGCCTGATCCAGGCGCTGGAGGAGAACAACATCTTCCGCCAGCTTGCGACCGTCATCCGCACCAATTCCGGTACGCGCAAGATCCCTATCGCCAACGACACTATGGAGGCACAGTGGATCGATGAGGGCGAGGAGATCCCGGAGACCGACACCAGGTTCGGTCAGACCACGCTGTCCGCTTACAAGCTGGGCACCATGATCAAGATCTCCAACGAGCTCCTGCATGACTCCGCCTTCGACCTCGCCAGCTATATCGCCACCCGTTTCGGTGTTGCGATGGGCAATGCCGAGGAGCGTGCCTTCTTCACTGGCGACGGTGACAAGAAGCCCCTTGGCATCCTGGCTGAGACCGGCGGTGCGGAGCTTGGGGTGACTACGGCTTCTGAGCACCTTGTGACCTTCGATGAGATCTTCGATCTCTACTACAGCCTCAAGAGCCCGTACCGCAGGAACGCCCAGTTCGTCTGCAACGAGACCCTGCTCCTGCAGCTCATGAAGCTGAAGGATGGCAACGGCAACTATATCTGGAAGCCGGGCCTGGATACCGCAAAACCGGACACCATCCTTGGCCGTCCGATCCGCACTTCCACATTCATGCCGACCATGTCTGCCGGCGAGCGTGTGCTCCTGTTCGGTGACCTGAAGAACTACTGGGTCGCTGACCGTCAGAACCGCACCTTCCGCCGTCTGAACGAGCTGTATGCCCGCACCGACCAGGTGGGCTTTCTGACCACCCAGCGTGTGGACGGCCGTCTGATCCTTCCGGAGTCCGTGAAGGTGCTGAAGATGGCCGGCATCAAGCCGGCCCCGGCTCCGACTCCTGATCCGGACGAGCAGGCCAACGGCTGATCCATCTGACTCTGCGGAGGGCGGGATGAGGGAGACTCCCCGTCCTGCTCTCCTGCCTTATGAGAGGAGATAAACTTATGCATTTGACAAAGAACTATAACACCGATGGCGGCGACCGCACGGTGATCGGCGGTACCCTGGAATTTGCTGAAGGCGCGGAAGTGAAGAACTTCCCCGGTGGCGGCTCTGAAGGCAGCAAGGCTGAGAACCAGTCTGCAAGCACGGCGACCGCAGTGGCAGGGCTGAAGAACGACTTCAATGCGCTTCTTGTGAAGCTGAAAGAAGCCGGGATCATGGCTTCTGATGCCTGGAACCTGTCTGTGCGCCTCGCACCGAGCCTCACGGATGAAGTGGCGGCAAGGAACAACGAGAAGGCTTCCGTCTCCCTTGCGAACAACGTGATCTTTGTGACCGCGGATGTGGACGATCTTGAGGAATCCGAAAGCTCCGCTCCGGGGCAGGGCAACCACAAGTGGATCGGCCTTGGCATCGGTACCGGCCTTTCTTCCGTGGCACTGGCGAAGTACAACGGCGCTCCGCTGACCAATGCTGACGCAGAGGAGGCGGCGAGTGTGGGACTGGATCAGCCGGGAGAATTCGTGCTGTATATCCGCGCCGAGGAAGTCGCAGAGACACCGAAGACCATCATGCTGAAAGCGGACGGCTATACGGAAGTGAGCATCACCATTACAGTCACTGCGCCTGTGGCTGACTGACCGGGAAGGAGGCTGCCATGACATTCATTACTTTTGCTGAGGCAAAGGAATACCTGCGTGTGGACTCCTCCGACGAGGATGCGGTCATCGGCAGCCTTCTCTCTGCGGCTGGAAACCTCTGCCGGGATGTGGCAAGGCTGACCGATGAACAGTGGGCGGATATCGATTCGGATAAATGCTGCTCCAAATACTACAGCAGGGCACAGATGACCGATATCCGGGAGACCCTGCGAGTGGCTGTTCTCTATGCCCTTGGCTATCTGTATGAACACAGGGAAGAAGCTGACCACCATGCTTTGACATTGACACTGCGCTCCCTGTTGTTCGGCATCCGGGAAGGGGTGGTGTGATGGATATCGGAGCATTAAGAATACGGATCACCATTCAGAAGAATGAGACCGTGGTGGACAGATACGGCAATCACAAAGCGGTCTGGACAGACCATTTCTCTTGCTGGGCGACTGCTGTGACCAGCGGCCTTTCCACAAAGGAAGAAGAATCTGCCGGGCATACGGTGGAAGCCGACCGGCTGGATATCACGGTGCGCTGGTGCTCCGAGATCGCCGCAGTCGATTCCAAGGGCTACCGTATCCTCCTGGGCGGCATGATCTACAACATCCTGTCCATTGACGAGATGGGATTCAAACGCAACAGCCGTAAATTCCATGCGGAGCTTTCAGAGAGGTGAAACCTATGGGAACGACAATAAGGCCTGACCAGCTGGCATCCGAGGTCATGAAGGGGCTTGAAGAATACAAAGACCTGGCGGTCGATGTGATGAAGAAGGAAATCCAGAACACGGGGAAAATCGTAAAGCAACAGATCTCGCAGACTGCCCCGAAGAAATCCGGCCGCTACGCAAAAAGCTGGGCGGTGAAGAAAGTGAAAGAGACATCTAATTCCCTGGATGTGGTTGTCCATTCAAAGAACCGCTATCAGCTTACACACCTTCTGGAAAACGGCCATGCGAAGCGGGGCGGCGGCAGGGTCCGTGCGATCCCCCACATCGGACCGGCAGAGGAGATGGGCATCCGGGAGCTGGAAGAAAGAATAGAGAGGGCGCTGAAATGACACACAACGAGATCGTGGAGATGCTGGAGGAGACCAACCTTCCCATCGCCTATGACCATTTCGCGGAGGGGGAGTCACCCGATCCTCCGTTCATCTGTTTCCTGTTTCCAGGATCGGATAACTTTTCCGCTGACGGCAGGGTCTACTTAAAGATCCGCAATGTAAACGTGGAGCTGTATACCGACCTCAAAGAACCGGAACTGGAGGAGAGGCTGGAGACCGTGCTGGACAGGCACGGCATTTTTTATCAGAAATCGGAGGTCTGGATAGAGGAAGAAAAACTCTATGAAGTCCTCTACCAATTTGAAACGGAGGATAGCAATGCCGAAGAAAAAGAATAAGGTCAAATTCAATATCTGCAATGTCCACTACGCGATCCTGACCGTCGCGGATGACGGGACATTCTCCTTCGGGACGCCTGTGCCGATGCCCGGCGCTGTGTCCCTGGCGCTTGACGCCAACGGCGAGCCGACGAACTTCTATGCGGACGGCTATGCCTACTACACCATCGGCAACAACATGGGCTATGAGGGCGACCTGGAACTTGCCATGGTGCCGGAGTCCTTCCGTACCGATGTCCTGGGTGAGCAGCTGGATGCCAACGGCGTCCTGATCGAAAACGCCAACACGGAAACGGTCAATTTTGCGCTCCTTTTCGAGTTCGACGGCGACATCCGCAAGATCCGCCATGTCCTCTACAAGTGCGCTGCCAGCCGCCCGAGCGTGGAATCCAAGACCAACGAGGAAGAGGTCGAAGTGCAGACCGAGACCCTGTCGGTCAAGGCGACACCGATGGCAAACGGATGCGTGAAGGCGAAGACCGGAGATGATACCACGGACAGTGTTTATCAGAACTGGTACAGCGCGGTGTATCTGCCGGTCGAACTCCCGGCTGAGGAACCCGCGAACGGCTAAGGAAGAGGAGGATAACCCATGAGCATGACAAAAGTGATCGAGATCGACGGGAAGCAGGTGGCCTTCAAAGCCTCTGCCGCAATCCCACGCATTTACCGTGTGAGATACGGAAGGGACATCTTCAAGGATCTCATCAAGCTGGACAAGGAGCTGAAGGAAAACAACGAGGAGGACAGCGGCCTTACCATGTGTTCGCTGGAGGCGTTCGAGAATATCGCCTACCTGATGGCGAAACATGCCGACCCTTCCATCCCGGATACGGCGGAGGAGTGGCTGGAGGAATTCAGCGTCTTTTCCATCTACCAGGTGCTCCCGGAGATCATCACCCTGTGGGGCGTGAACCTTGAGACCCAGTCAGAAGCTAAAAAAAACGGCACGCCATCGACCGGCAGATGACGACTCCACTCTTCCTGCTCCGCTGTGTGCAGCTTGGGATCTCCATCCGGGATCTCGACCTGCTCACGGTGGGGCTCGTCAATGACATGTATATCGAGAGCGACAACGACAATGAGAACTATGCGCAGGTGGCAACGCAGCGCGATTTCGATTTATTTTAACCTTTTTCCGGCAACTTTTGAAAGGAGGAGACAGCCTTGGCAGGCGGACGAATCAAAGGAATTACAATCGAACTAAACGGCGACAGCACTAAGCTCGAAGCCAGCCTCAAGAGTGTCAACTCCGAGATCCGTAATACGGAATCCAAGCTGAAGGATGTTAACAAGCTCCTCAAGATGGACCCCGGCAATACCAATCTGCTGTCCCAGAAGTATAAGACTCTGCAGCAGGAGATACAGGCGACAAAGCAGAAGCTGGATACGCTGAAGGAAGCCTCCAAACAGGCAGACCAGGCACTCAAAGACGGCACGATCTCCAAAGAGCAGTACGATGCCCTGCAGAGGGAGATTGCCGAGACCGAGCAGAAGCTGAAAGGCTTGGAGCAGGAATATAAGAACTTCGGGTCCGTCCAGGCACAGCAGGTGGCCGCGGCCGGGGAGAAGATGAAGGAACTCGGCGGCAAGATGGAGAGCGCGGGCAAGACCCTGACAACGCATTTCACGCTTCCCCTTGCTGCTGTGGGCGCGGCTGGCGTGGCGAGCTTTGCCGAGGTCGATAAGACCATGCAGCTCACAAACAAGACCATGGGTAACACGGAGGAGCAGGCACAGCTTCTGAATAAAGCCATGAAGGATGCGGCGGCAAATTCCACCTTCGGCATGAAGGACGCGGCGACAGCTACGCTGAACTTCGCCCGTGCCGGCCTGAAAGCAGAGGAGGCCGCCGATGCGCTTGCTCCCGCCATGAACCTGGCAGCAGGCGAGGGCGGAAACCTGGATACAGTGTCCGGCGGCTTGGTCGCAACCATCAACGGCTTCCACGGAAGCTTCTCTGAAGCGGAGCATTATGCTGACGTATTTGCGGCTGCCTGTAACAACTCCGCGCTGGATGTGGACAGCCTGTCGCATGCCATGTCCGTGGCAGCCCCGATCTTTTCATCCGCAGGGTACTCGGTCAATGACGCAGCCCTTTACATGGGCATTATGGCGAACAATGGTATCGATGCGGATAAGGCGGCGAATTCCCTGAAAACGGGTCTGGCAAGGCTTGTGTCTCCCGCCAAGGAAGGCGCGGAGATGATGGATAAGCTCGGCATTTCCGTGACCAATTCCGATGGCACGATGAAGAGTTCCATCCAGATTCAGAAGGAACTGCATGAAGCGTTTGGGAAGCTGTCCGAGTCGGAACAGATCGCGGCGGCATCCGCTATTTTTGGTAAGAACCAGATGGCTCCGTGGCTTGCCCTGATCAATACCGCACCAGATGAAGTCGGAGAACTGGATGCGTCCTTAAGCAGCTGCTCCGGGACGACAAAGGAAATGGCTGAGGCCATGATGAGCGGATTCGGCGGCTCCCTGGAAAAGCTGAAGAGTTCCATTGACGTTCTGGTGACTTCCATCGGTGAAGCCCTGGCGCCGACCATTTTGAAAGTGGCGACTTTCATCCAGAACCTTGTAGATAAATTCAATGCGCTGACCCCGGCGCAGCAGCAGGTCATCGTGAAAATCGGCCTTGTTGTGGCGGCCATCGGACCGCTGCTTGTGATCATCGGGAAGCTGCTCACTTCGGTGGGTACGATCATGACCTGGGCTCCGAAGATCGTAAACGGGGTGTCGTCCATCATGGGGATCGGCAGTAAGCTCATGGGCGGTCTGCAGGCACTCTGGGGCGTCATCATCGCCAACCCGATCACACTGATCGTTGCCGCCATCGCCGCCGCTGTTGCGGCCTTTATTTATTTCTGGAACACATCGGAGGAATTCCGAAATTTCTGGATTGGACTGTGGGAAGCGATCAAGACAGCGGTATCAACTGCAGTACAGGCTATTGCGACTTTCTTTACCCAGACTATCCCGGAAGCATTCAATTCCTTTGTGGAATTCTTCAAAGGGCTGTGGGAAGGGGTAAAAACCTTTTTCTCCGGCATCTGGGACGGCATGAAGGAGATCGTATCCACGGTATGGGAGACCATTAAAAACGTGGTGCAGGTGGCGATCATGGCAATCGGCGAGTTCTTCTCCACGGCGCTGACCATTATCACCCTGCCGTTCCAGTTCATCTGGGAAAACTGCAAGGAGATCATCACTACAGCATGGGAAGCAATCAAGGGTGTCGTGACCACGGCAGTGGAGGCCATCAAGACCGGCATCACCAATGCCTGGAACGCGGTGAAGACTGTAACTTCCACCATCTTTGAAGCGGTCAAGACGGTGGTAACCACTGTTTGGACAGCGATCAAGACGGCGCTCGAACCGATCATCAACGGAATCAAGACGGCGGTAAGCACTGCCTGGGAAGCTATCAAAACGGCGACCTCCACAGCCTTCAATGCTGTGAAAACAACGGCTTCTACGGTATGGAACGGCATTAAAACTACCATCACGACTGTGGTAAACGGAGTGAAGACGGCAGTAAGCACGGCCTGGAACGGGATCAAAACCGTCACCAGCACCGTCTTCAATGCGGTTAAGACGGCGGCATCCACGGCTTGGAATGCCATCAAAACCACCATTACTACCGTGGTGAATTCCATCAAGACGGCGGTATCCTCCGGCTTGAACGCGGTGAAATCCACGGTGAGCAGCATCTTAAACGGGATCAAATCCACCTTCACATCCGTGTTCAACGGAGTGTGGTCCTTTGTACAGGGCATCGTGAACAAGCTGAAAGGGGTCTTCAACTTCAGCTGGAGCCTGCCGCACATCAAGCTGCCGCATTTCTCCATTTCGGGCTCCTTCAGCCTGAATCCGCCTTCCATCCCGCACATCAGTGTGGACTGGTACCGGAAGGCCATGAACAACGGCATGATCCTGAACAGCCCGACGATCTTCGGAAGATCCGGAAATCACCTGCTTGGCGGCGGGGAAGCCGGACCGGAAGCAGTAGTCGGCGTCTCATCCCTGATGGACATGATACAGACTGCGGTCAATAACAACATGCCGATGGCAGACAGCGGGGATATCACGATCCCGGTCTATATCGGGGGCAACCTTATCGATGAGATGATCGTTTCGGCAGAGCAGCGGAGGGCGCTGCGGTCAGGAGGAAGGGCATGACATTTCAAACGTATATCAAAATCAACGGGACGGCCCTTCCTGTCCAGAAGGATGACTATTCCATTGACTACACCGATGTGGTGGCCGACAGCGGGGGCGTGACGGAGGCAGGAACTACCATCCGGGATGTGATCCGGGAAGGCATCCCTTCCATCTCCGTGACGCTGCCTGTGTCCGCATCGTGGCTCAAAAAGCTGCGGAAGCTGAAGAAGGAGCCGTACCTGAACGTGGAATGGCTGGACCCGGAGACCGGGGAGTTGTCCTCCGGCATCATGTATATGGACGGCTTCAAGGTCTCCCTGGAGCATGACACGAGCGGCGGCAGCCTGTGGAATGTCTCCTTCAGCCTGGAGGATCTGGACGATGTATGAAGTATCACAGGAATATAAAGACGCGATCCGCAGGCAGACAAGGAAATTCGAGTGGTACGGGACGATAACCGCAAAGAACGGCAGAGTCTACCATTTCACGAACAAAGACATCGTAAAGGGGAGCGGGACGCTTACCCGCTCCTGTGCCGGCTCCACATCGCTGGAGCTTGGCTCCGTGTACGCGGCAGAGCTGGATATCTCCCTCTACCTTGATGTGGACCGTTACAGCCTCTATGACGCGGTGATCGACCTGTCCTTCGTTTGTCGGCATCATGTGAAAAATATCTGGAACGACCTCCGGGGTTTTACCTGGGCATCCAGAAGTTCTAAAACATGGAACGACAAGGGACCGACCGAAACGATCCCCATGGGGAAATTCGTAGTCGCAGAAGCCACCAGGACGCTGACCATCCTGCAGCTGAAAGCCTACGACTACATGCTGAAGTTCGATAAGGACATGAAAAACAGTGGAACGGTGAGGACGCCATATGAGTGGCTGAAATACGCCTGTGAGATCTGCAGCGTGTCTCTCGGTGTGACCGAGGCGCAGGTGGCTGCCATGCCGAACGGGGCACGGAGCCTCTCCTGGACGAACCTGGATGAGGACATGACCTACCGGGATATGATCGCGCAGGTATCTACCGTGCTCTGCGGCGTCTGCCAGATCGACCGGAGCGGCGCGCTTGTGGTCATCCCGTTTTCCAATACACCCGTGATGGACATCCCGGCATCGTGGCGGTATTCCTCCAGAATCGCGGACTACATCACAAAGTACACCGGGCTTTACGCCACCTACAGGGCTGGCGGCCTGACGGAATATTACCATGTGGAACCGGATGACGGCCTGATCTACAACATCGGCACGAATCCGCTCCTGCAGATCGCAGCCACGTCCCTTCGGAGCGAGATTCTGCAGGGCATCATCGGAAATCTTGCTGCTACGACCTATACGCCTTTCGAGGCGGACATTCCGGGAGACCCGGCGCTTGACCCGATGGATGTTCTCAGCCTTTCCGGAGGACAGGCAACAGGCGAGACCGCCTGTATCACGGAGATCGTCTATCGCATCAACGGGAAGAGCCACATCAAGTGTGTGGGAGAGAATCCGAGGCTCAATCAGGCGAAGAGCCGGTACACAAAGGACATCGAGGGACTTCTCGCACAGCAGGAAGGGGTCGAAGGAACGTCCACCTTCTGGATGTCGGACGCCTACAGCGCGGCGGATATGGCGATCACGGCTGAAGCCGTGGTGACCGCCACGCAGTTTGAGATCCAGACGGATAAATCGAGGGGCGAGATCATCTGGACGGGAACCTACACCCTGGATGAGCCAAGCATCGTAACCGCCAATGTGTACCTCGATGACCGGCTGATCTATTCCTGCCGTGACAGCCGCCTCTCCGGGAACACGACGCTTACCGTATCCACGCCGTTTGAGATACAGCGGGGCGATGAGGGCGTCCATGAAGTAAAGATCGCTCTCATATGCGAGGCATCGGATGAGTCGGAACTGACCACGATAGCGAGGCAGCTTGCCTCCCTGGAAAACCGTGTGCGCCAGATCGAAGAGGGCTTTATGGGTGAGATCGAGGTGGAGGAAGTTATCCACGGCGACTTTGCGGAAGCCTTCGGAAGGATCAATTCCCAGGCTGTGGTTACACCTGGCACAAGCGGGGCATTTGCGGTGGATGAGACGGTTCACGTCGAACTGCTGGCTTTGCTTGGCGGCATGACAGAAAGTGCGGAAGGAGAAACCGAATGATGAAAGGTCATGTGAAGATAGAGCTCCTCGATCATAAGACCGGGGAGCGGAAGATAACCGAGCATGAGAACATGCTCACCAATGCGCTGGCATACAGGGCGGGGATCGATGCAAACGATAATCTTGGCCTTTACGCCAGTGAATACAGCCTCCTGCCGCTGGCAACCAAGGGGCTGGGCGGTCTGCTCCTCTTTGACGGTACGCTCACCGAGGATGCGGGGAATATCCATTTTCCCATGAATGTGCATCTGACCGGATGCGCAGGAAGAGGTACCGGAAATTCTGCCAGCAATCTGCAGGGAACCATCGACAGCACGGCATCCAAGTATGAGAATGGGAAATACACCACAGTATGGAACTTCCTGCCGAATCAGGCAAACGGTGTGATAGCGGCTCTTGCGCTTACCCATGCACGGGCGGGAGAGAATCCTTTCCACATGTACAGGGCAAATGCCTGGAACCGCATTTCCACAGGATACCGTCACTTCGTGGCGATGGATCCGGACACGGATACGGCCTATTTCAGCTATAACTACCAGGCAAACAGCACCATCAACTTCTATAAGCAGAAACTGTCGAGGCATTTGCTCCGGGTCAATTCCCCGTATATGGGAACGGAACAGGCTGCACTTGCTTACAGCCTCTCCGGGGAGACGATCACGGACAGGAATTACTGGGATGTGACCCCAGACTATGATGGCTATATCTATCTGTGCGCCACGCAGGGCAATCAGACCGGGAATGCGACGGTGTATCTGAGAAGGCTCAAAGCCTCAGCCGACCACTTTTCTTTGGAGGAGGACACGGATTTCAGGCAGGCGCTGACGCTGCCGGAGGTGTTCCTATATCCGTCCAATGCCAGCAAGAACTACCACACCATGGCGCTGGTGGTGTCCCACGGATATTTGTACGCGCTGAGTTACGACAGGAAGTCCGTCTACCGGATCTCCCTGGTCGATACCTCACAGATTCGCCAGTTCACGCCGTCCATCGATCGCTTCCAGACCATGGATTGCGGTATCTATCCCCACAGGGGATCCGGCATCTGGACGGAACTGTGCTATCAGGTCACCAATGCGACCGGCGGTGTGGAAACCAGGCGGACAAGGGCGATCCTCTATGAGGACGGCGAGTGCAGGTATGACCTTGGCTCTTATACGACAGGCTCCTGGAACATGAAGGACTTCTGCGGGTACGTCACCGACGACCTCCGGATGTTTACGTCCTACTATGTGTACTTCGATGCCTGCCAGAACTATATCGGGACCATCTGCAACCTGGATCAGCCCATCACCAAGACAGATACACAGTCACTGAAGATCACCTATTCCATCACGGACGGATAAGGAGGGAGCGATGGCACTTAGACTTGCATCAAGACAGGCCCGCCTTGTGGTCTTCGGCTATAACGCGGTCACAAACCGCATCGAATGGGTGAGAAGCCCGGCAAGCCCGCAGTACGCAGGCTCCCCGCTCTCCCTTGCCGGAGGACAGGTGATGGCCTACTACAAGGACGGGACGGCATCGGACATCACGGCATCCTGTGGCTATGATCCGGACGATGGATCGCTGCTTGAGTATGCCGGGGAGCTGAATATCAATGCCAGTTATACCGACCATGCGGGCAATGAGTTCACGGCGGACACGCAGATCGATGTGGCGGATGCGGAGGAGCTGTTCTTTACCAGCATAGCAAACCCGACGCAGAAGGAAGGCTCTGAGCTTGACCTCTCCGGAGCGGTGCTTTCGATCCGTTATACGGACGGAACAACGAGGAGCGTGAGCGCATCCTCCGTAACCTTTGAGCCTGCCGCGGGAGAGATGATCGGGCACATGGAGAATCTGCCTGTTCAGGCAGTGTGGAGGAACCCGGCAACGGGATCGGAGTACACGGCGGAATACACGGTCACCATCGACCAGGTGGACGGCATCTACTTTGCCCATGCTCCGAACAAATCGCATTACGCCGAGGGAGAACCGCTTGACCTGACGGGCGCGACCGTGGCTTTGAAATACAAGAAATCCGGGGACATCGTGATGGTGACCCCGTCCTGCACCTTCTATCCGCCAAGCGGGGAAATCATGACGCCCTATGGCACATCCATCCATGCTACCTACCAGATGGCGGCAGGAGACCAGTACGAGGCGGAAACGCTGGTCAACGTCCAGGCCATGACAGTTCCGATCGATGTGATCGGGCAGATCGTGGGCGAGGACCTCGGCCTTGTCTTTAACGACGACCTCCCGTCCGACTTCTGGGATGACTTCTATCCGCAGGATGTTCCGTATATCCCGGCGGACGGCGACTACTATCTGTCTGAGGATACCTACAGCAGCATCGTGGATTACCTGTGCGGCAAGGGTGCCTTCACCGATTATCGGCAGTACGGCGACATCCCGTATATGGTCCTTCCGGCAGGAAGATATCCATCCGCAGACGGGCAGAACGCTCTCGAAGCCACAGCCGACATCTATATCATCGCAGCTATGGAAAAGAAGAACGGCCTGCCGGCATCACTTCCGAATCCGAGCTGCGTGGATTACCCGTACACGAACCTCTACGTCTACAACCAGATCCAGGTGCTGACCTTCACCCTGAACAGTTCGGACTATATCCGCTGTGCGCCGGGTCTAAAGGGAGGCTACAACTCCGCGACCTCCGGCATCTGCCGGAAGATGGCTGGGCTGGGGCTCTACGATGTGGAAGACGATACGATGTACACCAACTATGTGACGTTCCCGGATGACAACATCGTGAATATCCCCGGCATTCTGGCGCTTCCGTGGTGCTGGTATGACGATCTTCCGAAGGACCTCTCGGTATTGAAGAATATCGTCCAGCACGGCTCGGCGGCAAGCGGCTGCACCGGGATCACGCACAGCGGGAAAGTGCCGTACCTCACCTACTCGAAGGGATCCCTCTACGAGGAAGTGAAGGAGCAGTTCCCGGAGCTGTTCGGAAGCAACGTCACTTATGGAGATACGACCTATGTCCATGTCAACGCATAAAAGGAGGTGGTCTGTTTGGCAACCAGGACAACAAATTACAGAATGACCAAGCCAGAGGGCACCGACCTTGTGGACATCGATGTACTGAACGGTAACTTCGATATCATTGATACCCAGCTGAAAGCGAATGCCGACAGGACAGCGGGAAAGCAGGACAAGCTGACATTCGATAACGCTCCGGTATCCGGGAGCAATAATCCGGTCAAGAGCGGAGGTATCTATTCCGCACTTGCAGGTAAGCAGGACAAGCTGACCTTTGATGATGCTCCTGTGGCCGGAAGTAGCAACCCGGTCAAGAGTGGCGGTATCTACACTGCCCTACAGGGGAAGCAGAACACTCTGACATTCGACGATGTTCCTGTGGCTGGAAGCAGCAAGCCGGTCAAAAGCGGTGGCATCCACACAGCCCTCCAGAGGAAACAGGATGCGCTGACATTCGACAATACGCCGACCGAAGGCAGCACAAACCCCGTGACGAGCGGCGGTGTCTTTGCCGCGCTCCATGATGGGCATGAAGCAGTCTCGTTCGATGAAACTCCGGTCCAGGGGAGCAGGAATGCTGTCAGATCCGGCGGCCTGTATACGGCTCTCGCCGGGAAGCAGGACGACTTGAAACAGGTTCCGACCGTTTCATCGCTTCTGGATTCGGATTATCTGTTCCTGCAGAGGGGCAGCACGATCTACAAAATCCGTGCCTCGGCTGTATTCACACCGTCAGGTGGCGGTGAAGGCATCGAGACCGAGGGCGGTGTATCGCTTCTGACAGAAGATGGCGATGAGATCCTGATCGATACCGAAGATGATGAACCGGATGCTGTTGCCATCCAGTCCGGGGAACAGCTGCTTACGGAAAACAGTGATGTGATCACAATCGACCATTGAGAAGGAGGAAATTTTCATGGGCGTAAAAATCAGTGAACTGCCGAGCACGTCCTCGGCAAACACAAATGACAGCCTGGTCTTAAACCATGGGAGCGAGACGAGCCGAATCACCCTGCAAGCTCTGATGGAAAGCTATCTGAGCGGAGCGGGGCTGGTGACGGATGATGAGCTTGCCGAAAGCCTGCAGGATTATGTATCAACAGGCGTATTGAGCAGCTATGTGGCCAGTTCCGAGATGCCGAACTATCTCAGCGAATATGTCACGGATACTGACCTTGACGGTATGCTCTCCGATTATCTGACGGAAGCGGCTCTCAGCAGTATTCTGGAGGGCTATGTGGAGCAGTCGAGCTTGTCTGATTATCTGAGCGAATATTTGACCGAAACCGACCTTGACAGCAGGCTCAGCGACTATGTGACCTCGTCCGACCTGAGCAATGCGGGCTTTATCACAGAAGATTATCTCAGCGAACAGCTGGGAGACTTTGTGACAGATTCGGATTTGAACAGCACCCTGAGCGATTACGTTTCCACCTGGTATCTGAGTGATTATCTCAGCAGTGCCTGGCGGAATACGTGACGCAGAGCTATCTGAGCGAGCGGCTTGGAAGCTATGTGAGAAGTGATGACCTGGAATATGCTCTCAGCGACTATATTTCCAGTTCCAGTCTCGGAGGCTATCTCAGTGATTATCTGAGCGATTACGTCAGCTCTGCGTATCTGAGCGAGGCACTGGCACCGTATCTGTCCGAGGCGGATATTTCGCCGTACCTGAGTGAAGGTATCGCGGGGCTGTCCAACTTCATGACGGAGACAGATCTTGTCGATGGCGGCTATGTGTCCAGCTCCAGCTTTGCAGCGGCTTTGGCGGCCTATCTCTCTGATTACGGCGGGGAGACCATCTACAACGCCATCTCGCAGTATATCAATCCGGAATCGTAAAGGAGGAGCCTGATGAAGTTACAGCTATTAATCCCTCAGTACAACGAGACTGAGGACGTGATCCGCCCGATGCTGGACAGCATCAGAACCCAGCAGGGCGTGGATCTGAAGGATATCGAAGTTCTGATCGGAAATGACGGATCGGATTTTAAGCTGTCAGAGGAGTTCCTCGGCAGCTTTCCTTTTTCCATCCGCTATGAGCAGTTCGAGCACACGGGACTTCCGGGAACCCGTGGCCGCCTGTTTGACCTTGCGACTGCGGATTATGTGATGTTCTGCGATGCCGACGACATGTTCTTCACCAACCTTGCCCTGTACACGATCTTTGCTTACACCGACAAAGGATGCGATGCGCTGGTTTGTGACTTCATGGAGGAGGTCATCGACAAAAAGAGTGGCCGCTCCCTGTTCTTCCCCCATAAGAAGGACAGCACCTTCGTCCACGGGAAAGTGTACCGCAGGCAGTTCCTTCTGGATAACCACATCGTGTGGCATCCCGATGTGAAATGCCATGAGGACAGCGGCTATAACTGCCTTGCCCTTAAAGTAGCGAAAGACGTGAAGCACTGCCAGATCCCGCTGTACCTGTGGAAATGGCGCGAGGGCTCCATCTGCCGCAAGGATCCGCTGTATGTTCCGAAGACCTACACCCGCATGATCTATTCCAACGGATGGCTGGTGAAGGATCTCCTCGACCGGGGTATGGTGGAGGACGCCAGATACTATGTGGCGGTGCTCGTCTACGGCACTTACTACATGCTGAACAAGAGGATCTGGCTTGATCCGATGAATGCCAAGTACCGCTATGAAACGGAGAAGTGCTTCCAGGAGTATTTCAGGAAGCATAAGATCCTGTTCCAGTCGATAGACCCGAAGATGAAGAACCGAATCATCGCAGGAACCAAGAGGCGCGTGCTGAACGAGGGCGTCCTCCTGGAGCGGTTCACCTTTGACGAGTGGATCAGGCATATCGAGGAAATGGAATAGGAGGTCATGGATGACGATATTTGAGGTGTTTCAGAAACTGACGGCTGGGGAGTTGGCAGGGTGGGCAGTGGTGCTGCTCATCATTCTTTTCTCCCTGATCCAGATCGCTCCGGTGAAGCTGAATCCCTGGGACAACATCCTGGGATGGCTTGGAGGCAAGCTGAACGGTAAGACCGAGAAGCGTCTGGAGAAGGTGGAAAAGCAGATCCGGGATATGTGGATCAACAACCACAGGCAGACGATCCTGACTTTTGCCAGGGAGTGCCGCGAGGAGATCAACCACAGCCCGGATGAGTGGACGAACGTCCTGAATGTTGCCGAGGAATACGAGAAGTATGTAGATGAGAACCAGATCACCAACGGCATCATCACTCAGGACACGGAATACATCCGAAGGCTCTATCAGGAAATGAGCCGTGAACACAGGATTTAAGCACAGCACTGACGCTGTGTTTTTATTTTTGCCCGGAATACCGGGCTGACTGCCGCCGGGC